AACGTGATGTTGGTCGTGCCGAATGTGATCGCGCCCGAGGTATTCATCACATAAAGCTCACCGGCCCCAGTGTTGCCCTCTAAAACGAAAAACGCGTCGCCCTCTCCAAAACTGTCGGGATCACTCGGTGCATAGCTGTCGGTGTCAGTGGATCGCGTCATCACCCAGTTGGTGCTGCCCGACCCCACATTGGACACGGTATATACGCCGTTCTGTGTGGCGTCGGCTTGCGCGTAGATCAGCACGCGGTCAGCGGCTTGCAGTGTGATGCCGTCTATCGCCAAGGCGGCCTGTGTGCCCGCATTGGTCAGAGTGGCACCCACGCCGCTCGATCCGTTGCTGTACGTCACAGTGATCGCTGAGGGCGCCTCAACGCGGACTGGGGCGTGATAGTGCAAACCGGCCGCTGCAATTGTGTCGACGTATTGCTTCGTCGCCAATTGCAGGCTAGTCGTCGGGTCTTGCTGCACGGTCACGTTGTTGAACGACGGGCTCTGCGCGGCGCCGAGGCCAAGGTTCGTGCGAGCGGCGGAAACGCTGGCCACGTCGGCCAAGTTGTTGGTGCTGATCAGGGCGCCCGATAGCGTCGCATATGCCGCGACCCACGAGCTGCCATTGTAAAATTTTATTAAGTCATCCGAGTTGTTATGATAGAGCGCGCCAGTTTGAAGCGCGTTACCGTCATTGTCCAGAGTGGGGTCGCTGCCCTTGGTGCCAAGGTACAAGTCTGTAAACTCGTCGAGAGCAGTTGCGGCGTCGGATGCAGATGTCGACGCGGCGCTGGCCGATCCCGCGGCTGCGGTGGCTGAGCCCGAGGCGGCGGTGGCCGAGGCGGCGGCCTCGCCGGACTTTGTCGTGGATATGCCGGCCTGAGTTGCCGCGGTTGCTGCGCTTGCCGCGGCGTTTGTTTCGGCGGTCTCGCTGCCGGTCTTTGCAGTTTCAGCAGCGGTTTGCGCCGCTTCGGCCGCTGTCTGAGCTGCTTCGGACGCGGCTTGTGCCACCACGGATGCCGCGCGAGAAGTTTCGCTCGCGGTTGCGCTAGTGGCGGAATTTGACGCCTGAGTGGAGGATGTGTTTGCGCTGGTGTTTGCGTTGGTCTCAGAAATAGCCGCGGCAGCCGCTGACGCAGTGCTCTCAGCGGCTTTGCTTGTGCTTGTGGCTGCTGAGGCGACGGAGGTGTCTTTTGCCGTCTCAGAGGCTGTCTGAGCAGTTTCAGCGGCCGCCTGCGCAGTCTCGGCAGAGTTTTTAGCGGCAACTGCCGCTGTTTCAGCGTTGCCGGATGTAACCGCAGAAGCGGCGCTTTCGCTTGCAGATGAAGCGGAGGCGGTGGCTTGGGTAGTCGCCAGCCCGACTTGGGTAGTGGCCAGAGCAACTTGACTTTGCGACAAGGACGCAGAGTTTGCAGAGTTTGTGGCGCTCTGGGCGGCCGACGTGGCTGACGCAGCGGCGGCGTTCTTCGATGCCTCTGCCTGCTCAGCAAAGTCGTCGATGTTAGTAGTGTCTACGACGCCGGTCATGCCAGCACGGTTTTCCCAAGTTGTGGTTGCCATTAGCGCGGTATCCTCATTTTCAGCGGACCAGACATTCGTGATGTCTCGTTTTCGGTGTTAAGCGCTTGAACTGCGCTCTGGTATAACTGCGCCCAGACTTGAGTGCGGTTGTCGTCTGCAAGATATGGCGCAGACTGCATCAGGGCCGCATATAGCATAACATCTGGCGCCTGTAATAGGAGCCAATTTGTGTCAGTGTCTTCACTTAGTGACGGAATACGGGCTTGGTAAACCATAGTAATGTTATACGTCGCGTCGGGCGCCGGATAAAATTCCATGTCGTTTGCGTTGTTCTTGAAGAAGCGAGGCTTGCCGGGAGTTGTGCTATTGGCACGCAGGGCGGCCATTTCAGTGTTAGACACCGACGAAATTTCTCCCCCGTCAGTGTGCTCGACCATGTGGATGCTAATCCAGTCAAACGGCAAATTTTCATAGCGCTCGTCGACGTCTGTAGTTACGCGTCGGTCCTGTTTCCAGTGGCGTAAGTCGCGAGCAATGCGCGCCTCGGCCAAAGAAACAAAAGTCGGGATAACTGCGGTCAGGTCATCGCGGTTTAGGAAGTCGCTAATTGCTGACTTCAACTCAGCATAATTTGTGATGCTCACAGTCTACCGCCTCTCGTCCTAAACGCCCGATTGTCTGGGTCGTTCATCCATTTCGCCAATCGCTTAGGATCATCTGCGATGCCCTCACGTTTGAGCTGATAATACACCGAAAGGGGGAGAGTTGCCACCTTGTTTAATTTCTCGCCCCACCGCTCGTCCGCGCTGTTAAATTCGCGCTTGTTCTGATCCAGAATAGCGTCCATCTGCTGGACTGTCTCGAGAACATATTCGCCCTTGTCGGTCACATGCCAGAACTTCTTGATCCCGGTCAGTTTGTCTTCGCTAAAAAGTCTTTTCATTGCCCACTCCGAAGTAGTTGGGGCGACCGAAGCCGCCCCACAAATGTTAGCTTACGTTGAGATCGAAAATACCGCCATGAGCCTTTTGTTGGGATATTTTTGCGCCGAATTCGCAAATTAGCATTTTTTTCTCGGCGTCCCCGGTGCGAGCAAGATCTACCGCTTGGATCGGGCGCAGGTAGCAGACGGACGCGTACTCTGGATCGAGCAAGAATGCGTCACGCTCACGCTGGAAGCGGTTTGGAACCACAGAAAGTGTACCAAAATCAGATAGATACACGTCAGCTGCGCCGATGATGGTTGTTGGGCCATCTGACGGTGCTTGGTAACGCTGTGCGGCGATACCGGCGAAGCCAGATACAACAGTCTTGTTGTAAGGGCCGACCATCAGCACAGATGGCTGACCGCCTTCGGTGAACGCCTTCTGCATCACGTCTTTGACCATTGCTTCAGTCAAGTCGCGCTGTGTGCCGTCGCCGCGGGCGTCGGAACCGTCTACTGCGGTTGGGTCTGTTCCGTCACCAGCTTTGTTGGTGTTGGTCGCGATCCATGCGCCGAGACCGGCAGTGACGCGCGCTGTGCTGGAGTTTCCGGCAACTTTGGCTGAGTTAGCAGTCAAAACCAACTCGACGTCGCGCTTCAGCTCGGAGCCACGCTTTGCGAGCTGGTAGCTCACTTCGTCGTTGCGGCCGGCCAAATCTTGGTTGCTCAAGTTGTCAGCCACGATCATTGTGCGGCGCGCGATTTGCGTGTAGTTGCCGACGCGAGAGGTGGCCGCGGTTGAGTCAAACGAAGAAACGTCGTCGCCGTCAATGACTGGCACGTTTTGAGCACTTGCGAGCTCATCAGTTTGCCACTCAAAATATGTGTTGGACACATTTTCGGAGCCGATGTTGGATTGCAGAGGCACGTCCTCTGGCTTAATGTTCGCTGATATTTGAAACTCTTCGCGAATGCCTTTCGCGTCGAACGATGTGAAGGTGTTACCTACGATAGCCATTGTGTATTCTCCTACAATAAGGCTTTGATGGCAGCCGCTGCGTCACGCACGCGGCCGGTTTGCTGTACGCGCTGTTGCGCTTGTCGTGCACCACTCTTCGGTTTCGGTTGCGTGCCGCGTGACCCTGCCCGTAGCGTCTTGCCGCTCTTCGCCGGCTTAGGCTTGGCCTTTGCCTTGTCAGCTCGAGTTGCTCCACGCGACTGTAACATTGCCAGTCTGGCCATTTTAACGACCATCGCGCTGTTCATTTCGTCAATGTCCTGCTCCGCAAAGCCGGATGTCAGAAGAAAGTCGCGAATTTGGCCAGCTTCTTCCGCTGCCACTTTTGCGTCTCTCCATTCGGGGATCAGGTCTGGGAGTATTTCCCGCTGCTGCTCCACGAATTGCGCCTTCGCTTGTTGCATTCTTTGTTGTTGCAACTCGTTCAATCGCGCCTGCTCTTGCGTCACAGCCTGCATCTGCATTTGCTTCTGCTCTAACTGTTTCCGCCATTGCCGTTCAGCCTTCGCGGCCAAAGCGGGGTCTGTGTCATACAGGGTATCCCAGTCTGGCTCGGCCTCTACCGATTGCTGTATCTGTTGCGCAATTTGCGGTAACAGCTCAGCATATTGTGCACGTTCCCGGTCCAACTCAGACTGAACTGCGGAGACTTCTTTCGCCTTCTCAGCCAGCGCCTGCGTCTTGCGGGTATAATCTCTCTGCCTCAGATAACCGTTTCGTGCTTCCTCGACCGTGATCTCTTCGCCATCCACTTCGACCGTAGCCGCTAGAATGTCGTTTTCTTGAGATTGGTCTTGGTCCTCGTCCTCGATTTCCTCGCCTTCAAGATCGTCGGCCTCTGCGTCAAAAGATTGCTCTTCGCCTGCGTCATCCGACATTTCGGCCTCTTCCACATATTCTGTGTCTTCGGCCTGGCGCGCATCAGCCTCTGTAGCATTGTCCTCTGTCGAGGGTGCCATCATGGCGCTGATTGCATTTTGTGCTTCTGACAACCCAATCCCTTGCGGGGTGTTGTTATCTGCCATAGCTTATTCTCCTATTATAGGCCTATTTTCTCTTTTTCTCAATAGACCCATTATCCACCATTGCGCGCAGCGTCTGGCGAACCATTTCAACGCCGCGCAGTTGCATGTAAACAGCCTCCCGGCTGTCCTTGTCATTGGGCGCAGTCGACTTAAACTCCGCCCAACAATTCTGTTCGATCTCGTCCATGAAGCGGTTGAGATCGGTGTCACCTAGAAGACGCTCAGCCTGACGACCGTCGTCGATGATTTGCTGCTTACTCTTCACGCGCGGCCTCCTTAATCACGTCAACCTGACCGCGCATGATCTCGCGATTGATTGCCAGCTCTGAGCGGATCTTCTCGACGTTGAGCTGTGTGCCATACTTCGCCTGCATCTCTTCCGCCTTCACGAACAACTCGGCCTCGAGCTCGTCGCGCTTGCGGTCGTCTTCCATGACCATGTTC